AGAACCTATGGTTTAAAAATTCCTGGACAAAGACCATCAGTCGCTCTTGCTGATTTTTCAATCACGGTTCCAGCTTTTGGTGATAAAGAGGATATTAGATATTTGGGGTTGTTGAGAGCTGGATCACAAGCGGTTGGATCAGGTCAGGTTTTTGAATTGGTAAATGATTGTGACTTTTCATCACCATTTAATTCTGAGGGATATCCAAATAGGTTAAAGATTCCAAATTTTGATCCAAATGGTAATTTAATCAATTACACAATAACTAAACGTGAGGTTATTGTTAATGGTATTACAAAAGTTTTAAAGAAGGTAATAACAACATCAGATGTTAGACCTTTTTTAGAGGTGTATCTTCCTGAAAAGAATGTTTTAGGTGTTACGGCAATTATTCAAAAAGATGGAACATCATATGTTAATACACCATCTAATCAGGATTTCTTAACTTTGGAGGGTAAATGGTATGAGGTTGATGCGTTAATCCAAGATAGAGTTTTTATTGAAGATCCGACAGTAACATCTGACAATCCTGGTGTTAAAGTTGGTCAATATATACAAACAGATAATAGATTTATTACTGAATATACACCTGAAGGTTATTTTAAAATAACATTTGGTGGTGGTACAAATTCTGCGGAAGATCAACTAAGAGAATTTACAAGGTTGGGAGTTCCGATTAACTTATCAAACTATCAAAATACTTTGGCTTTAGGTAACGCACCAACGGTTAATACAACATTCTTTATTCAATATAGAATTGGTGGTGGTTTATCTTCAAATATTGGTGTAAGTGCTATTAATACTCTTGGGACTGTTGATTTTAATGTTGTTGGTCCTTCACAGGATATTAATACATCGGTAGTTAATTCTTTAAGAGTTAATAATGTTACTGCGGCGGTTGGTGGGGCAAACCAACCCAACATTGAAGAAGTTAGAAATTTTGTATCATATAATTTTGCAGCCCAAAATAGGGCGGTAACCGTAAATGATTATGAAGCAATTATTAGAAAAATGCCATCAAAGTTTGGGGCACCTGCTAAAGTTGCGATTGTTGAAGAAGATAATAAAATAAAGATACAAATATTATCCTATGATACGACCGGTAAATTAACTCAAACGGTATCAAACACTCTTAAAAATAATTTAGCAACCTATTTGTCAAATTATAGAATGATGAATGATTATGTTCAGATTGATGTTGCTGAAGTTCTAGATTTGGCGATTGATCTTTCAGTTGTTTTGGATGGATCCCAAAATCAAGGTGTGGTAATCTCAGCGATTATTGATTTAATATCAACATATATGAACCCACTAACAAGACAATTGGGTCAAAATGTATTTGTTTCCGATATAAACAGACTAGTTCAAGCACAAAATGGAGTTATTTCCGTTTCTGATATTAGTTTTTATGGTAAAGTGGGTGGTGAGTATAGTTCATCAGAAACTTCACAACCATATGAAGATGACTCGACTAAAAAAATCGCACTTGTGGACCAAACAATATTTGCAACACCATCACAAATTTATCAAGTTAGGTTTCCCAATAAAGATATTACGGTTAGAGTTAAGAATTTAACTCAAGTGAGTTTTTCATAACATATACTTTTATATTTATTAAATTATTTTTTGAAAATGGTGTATAAACTATTTATTCAAAAAGGGATTTAATGTCAAATACATATAGAATTCGTACAGAAGTAGGAATTGATCAAAATGTTAAAATCAATTTAGAACAAGATTATGAATTTTTAGAGATTCTGTCTTTAAAAATACAACAAGCTAATGATTATACTAGATCTTGTGCTGATTATGGTGTTGTTGTCGGTAGGGTTATTGCAAATGGTGGATTAGGGATTCCAAACGTTAGGGTATCGGTTTTCATTCCGATCACTGAGGCCGACACTCAAGATCCTGTAATATCAACATTATACCCTTATACACAAATATCCGACATTAATGAGGATGGGTATCGATATAACTTACTTCCCTATACACAATCATATGAAGGTCATACACCTACAGGAACATTCCCATCAGAAACCGATGTATTAACAGATCAAACTGTTATTCAGGTGTATGATACGTATTACAAATATGTTGTAAAAACAAATGAAAGTGGGGACTTTATGATTTTTGGTGTACCCATTGGTGATTATGTTTTGTTCATGGATATGGACGTATCCGATATAGGTGAATTTTCGTTATCACCTCAAGATTTGATTCGAGCTGGAAAAACAACACTAGAACAATTAGATGGTATTAAATTTAAGAGTTCAACTAATTTATCTGAACTTCCTCAAATTATTACATTAGCTAAGAACATCCAAGTAGAACCTTTTTGGGGTGATAGTGAGATTTGTAACATTAGTATAACAAGAAAAGATTTTGATTTACGAAAAGAGTTTGGGTTTAATATAACACCAACGGCTACGTTTATGGGTTCTATATTTTCCAATAACGATGAAGACGCGATTAATAGAAGTAAAAGAGATAATTCAGGCGATAGTAAGGGTTGTAAAACGGGTAAAAAATTAGGAAAATTATGTAATGCTACGGTAGGACCTGGACAAATATTATCAATACGTCAAACTGTTGGATTAGATGAAAACGGGTCTCCTGTGTTGGAACAATTTAATTTAGAAAACAATGGTAAAGTAATTGATGAAAATGGTACTTGGTTAATTGAGTTACCGATGAATATGGATTATGTTACCACTAATGAATTTGGTGAACGTGTTATAAGTAGAGATCCAAACATTGGTATTCCAACAACGTCTAAATATAGATTTAAAATTTCTTGGGATCAACCCAGAGGTTTTGAGGTTGGTGTTAAACGGGCTAATTATTTAGTTCCCAACATTAAAGAACATGGATGGACAACATCTGATGTTGATCCTGCAAAATATACAAGTAGTCAAAATAATGTTCCTAATAATTTAACATCGTTTTTGGCGGTTAAAAAATCATATGCTTTTAGTTTAGATTGGAATGATTATTATGATGTGGATGCGGCAATAAATTGTGAGGACACCTTTTACAAATTCGAGTATAATAAAATTTATACGATTTCACAATTAATAGATTATTATAGAAAAGGTGCGAACAGACAAAGATTTGTAGGTATTAAACAAATTACTGACCCAACATGTGAAAGTGAGGTTAATAAGTTTCCTGCGACAGATGCTTTTAGGGATAATAATTTTCAAATTATTATTGTGAATTTCTTTTTAACAATTTTGGGATTATTAATAGTACCACTAACAATAGCTTTACATATCTTAGTTCCAATATTTTATTTTGTTCAATGGTTAATGTGTAATTTTGTTAGAGGTGTTATAAACGTAATTAATATTCTAATTGGATTTTTACAGAAATTGGGTTTCAGTACTAAAAAATTAGATAGAGTTGATTGTCCAAATATCAATGTATTAACTAAAGGTTTAGCATTATCTAATTTATCATATCCTGATTGTGAGTCTTGTGATTGTAATCAAACGGATCAAGACGAATATTCAGACTCAAGTACAAGTAATTGGACAGCGGTAAATGTAGTTTCTGATATTGCTCAGTTATCGGACGTTTCAATATATAATGTGGATAATTTGGGTTTGGCAGACGATGATCAAAAAAACAAAGTTTCAAATATAATTGCGGGTAATCAAGAGGTTTCACCTGGTCTTAAAGTTCCAGTATCATTACCTGATGGGTGGGAAAATATAAATGATTGGAGAAGTAAAGATCTTACACTAGCTGAAAGACTTAACCTATTTAATACAAAATCAAAGTATTTTAATAACGATGTTGCGGCATTTAACTTTGGTGATGGTGTCAAAGGTTTAAATCAAATTAAAGTCACAATAAGACCCGATTTAACGGCAAATAATGGAAAATTTCATTATGATAATGTGATAGCAATTATGTTGAATCCGGGGGCTTTGGATAATTATGTACCAGGAACTATATTATCGTTTGTCGATCCAACATTAAGTAACGACCCCAATCCTTTGGTAACATACACAGGAACAACACAAACAGGGACAAGTGGGGTTACAATTAATAAGTCACAATTAACAATTAATTATGCGAATCCAGCATCTGACACCGCACCAGAATTAACAACGGTTTATGCGGTAACACAGACGGACCAACAAAGATTTATTAACTTCCCAACAGACATTGAATATTTTCAAGTTATACAAGGATATAAGGTTTCTGATATATTAAATAATTCAAATCTAAATACTTCATTTAACGTAAGTGATATAAATAATAGACATGGTTTCTTTTGGGAATATATATTTAACTCATCAAAAGTTTTTATAGGGTCTGATACTAATAATCCTATTATTTTAAATCCAACACAACAGATAACGAATTACCAAGAGTATGTTGTGTTATTCTTGGTTAGGGGTGTAGATCCTAATTCACAACGAATGAGAGCGTCTTATGATTTATCAAGAATGTTTTCACGACCATATGGTAGTGTTGTGGTGACAGGTGATTATAAACTTAACCACCCAATTAGGAACAGACAAGTAAATAGTGGTTCTTCTTTAAGATTACCAAATCATGCTGTAATTACAAATAATAGTGTAACAAGTAACGGACAAAGGGTATTTTATCCTAATTTTTCTATGTCAGCTACAACATTTATTGGTTATCAAACAGGAAATCTTAAATATTATTCATCGTTAGATATTGATACTATTACTAGTGGTT